AAACTATTTGTTCTCCTGACCCCGTGTCTGGAGTACCAAAAGCTCTTTTAATTCTACCACCATCTTTTACACCTAATCTTTCATAAGCATCTGCGATGTTAGGATGAATGTCTTTAAATTCTGGAATAGTAGTAAATAAATTAAAATTTTTCTTAGCTTCTTCTAAAGCTTTTTTATAACGAATTAATTTTTTATCTGTTAAATCTACCTCTTTACCTTTTTTAGTATACTTTTCTTCAATGTATAAATCTATTGCAGTTTTTGCATCTTTTACACTTTCGTATCTATCATATATTTCTCCTACTACAGTCTTGTCACTTAAATTCTTTTTACGTGTTGTTGAATCTGCATCACTAAATTTTTCTTCTATTATAGTAGATATGACTTCATCTTGTGATTTACCTTTATATTTAGGGTTGTCTGATTTCATTAAAATAGATGCTTGATATTTTAAATCTTTAATACCAGGTGTATCCTTACCTGCTTTAGCTTCTTCTTTTTCTTTTTCTTTGAAAGCTTTGTATGCCATTAATGTAACAGCTTTATCTTCTTTGTTTCTTTGTCTTACAATAGGTAGAGCCATATTAACAGCTGCATCTAATTTCTCTTTAAAGCTACCTTCAGTTCCAACAGCTTTAGCAGCTACTAATGCAGCTTCTCCTTTTTCCAAACCTTCATTTTTTAAAAGTTTATTTAAAAAATCTTTTTCTCTTTTAATTTCTTCCATAGGATCTAAAGTAATTGAGTTTTCTTCGCCTCCTAGTTCTATTATTTTTTTCTTTTCTGCTTCGTTTTCTAATATTTGGTTAGCTACAGTGCCTTGGTAATTTTGTCTAATATCATCTTGTTCAGTAAATTCTAAAGTGTCAATACCAGAAGATGCAGTATCTGTAATTATTTTTCCCGTATTTCTATTTCTTACATTACCCTCAGCATCTGTAAAAGTATTTTCTGCAGAAAATATAAAATCAGCAGATTTTTTAAGTTTTTCTCCTCTTTTTTTATATAATTCTTCTATCGTTTGAGGCGCAGTGTTAACGCTTCCTCTAGTATCACTACCCGCTAATACTTCTTCTATTCCTTTTGCTTTTTGTGTTTCTTTAATTTGTCCAGGTAATAATGGAATTTGAGTTTTAGTTCCTAATATATTTTGATTTAAAAAATTAATAATAGGATTTTGAAAACCTGTTCTACTTCCCATGTTTGTTCCGGACATAATTCCGCCACCTATGGTATTGCCGCCTCTTCTAAATGATGCTCTTTTTAAATACATTATTTTCCTCCACCAAAAATACTACCTAAACCATAAGCACTTAATCCAGCAGATAAAGCTTGAGATAAAGGACCGACTCCGCCACCAGCTCCACCCATGGATTGGTTAGTTGTTGTTATTGGTGATCCGCTAGCTTGTGATGCAATACCTGATCCAAAAGCCTGTATTCTACTTAATGGTTCATTGTAAGCTAACTGAGCTTGTTGTTGTGCTGCATCTAACTGAGCTTGTTGGAAAGCTAAGTTCCCTGTACCAGCTGCACCTAATTGTTGTACACCTGACGCTGCTAATGATGGTTGTAATGATGCTAAGTTTTTTTGTTGTTCAAATGCATTTTGTGCAAATTGATTTGCTTGAGTAAATCCTTGACCTAATAATTGAGCTTGTAATGCTGCTCTGTTTCTTGCAGCTGTATTAGCATATTCTGCTTGAGCTATACCTTCTCTAGCACCACCAAAAGCTCCAGCTTGAATAGCTGTAGCTGCTAATTGTGGAACACCTTTTGCGGTTTGTACATCAAATTCTTGTAACGTCGTATCAATTACTTGTTGCTGATAAGGCGACATGAAAGATTGAAAAGCTTGTGGACCTGAATATGCAGCTGCTTGATCTAAGAAAGGTTGATACCCTGCAACACCCGTTCCTGCTCCTGCACCTGTCACAGCTCCTGTTGCATCAAATTGTAATTGACCAAGACCTGCTTGAGTTGCTGCTTGTTGTTGAGCTGCTTGAGTTAAAACGTTTTGACCTGCAACTTGTGGTCCAAGTTCCGATAACGTTGGTACACCTAACGAGCCAGGAGGCCTACCAACTTGTTGTGTTAATAAATCTATATAGTTTTCCTGAGCTGCTTCTATTGCAGGGGATCGTCTTACTGTTTGTGTATAATCTGTTACTGCCATTATGCTTTACCTACTTGTTCTGCTTGTTTCATTGTTTTATATAATTTTTTAGAGCCTTCTTCAACGTCTCCTCCACCAATACCTCTAACAGCATCAGCAGTCATTACAAATTCGTTTTTAGATAACATTGCTGGAACGTCATCTGCTTTTTCTTTTACACCAACTGGTACAAAACCACCTTCGTCTCTATAGTCTCTTTCAATTACACCTGCTTTATTTTGTGTTAATTTACCTGTTGGCACATCTCCTATACCACCCACTGATCTAAACGTTTTACCTGTTAATTGAAATAGTTCTGCTTCAATATCAGATACATCTGCGTTAGCATCTTTTGCTAATATACCATCTCTTAAAACTAATAATTCAGACACTCTGTTAGATCCACCTGCATACCCAATTCTACCGCCATCTGCTTTCATACCCATAATAGCAATTTCTTTTAATATTGCTGCATCGTTAGGATAAGATCCAGGATTATTTAATATTTTATATAGATTAGGCATTGTGTAAGATCTACTTGCTCCACCAGCACCTCCTAGTCTTCTAAATAAATATGATTTCTCTGCAGAGCTAAATGTAATACCTGCCATTAAATCGTCTTCTTTTTCTTCGTCGTCACCAGCTTCAACGTCAATAGTCATGATACCTATTTCTGCATCTTCTGGTTCTGAACCAAATTTAAATCCTATTCTTCCACCGTCTTTTTTACCAGCAAAGAAGTTAGTTAAGTAACCTGCGTACTCTTCTTGTTTATCTGCTTTTTTTAATTCATCATATTCTGCTTCAGTTAAATCTTCATCAACTCCTGTTTCAGCTGCTAGTGCTCTAGCTTCTGCGTATGATGCAGTGAAAGCTACTGCTCCCAATACTGCTGCTTTGTCAAGTGTAGTTCCACCTTTACCATCTGGTTTAGTAAACGCTGCTTTACCTGTTCTTTTTAAAAGATCTAACGCTGCATTTCCTCTGTCCCCCATAGTGCTATTAGGACTCACAATTTGTTTTATTGATTCTGTAATTGACATTTGATTTGGTGAAGCTGTAAGAGTTTCTTGTGTTACTTTTTCAGCTATGTTTTGTGGGGTTAAAGATACTTCACTCATTTGTTCTGCTAAAATATTTGGCGAAGCACTTGTGCCTCCTGCAGACTCAGCCATAGTTATATTTCCACCTACATCAGATCCTGTTAATCCGTCTCCTACACTTGAAACAGGATCAGTTCCTCGGTTCGAGAAGAACTTACCAAGACCCGTGTCTGTACCTATAGGGGAACTAAATCCTGATGTAAAACCACTAGGTGTAAAAGCACCACCTGATGCAAAAGGATTACCTTGGAATCCTGCACCACCAATGTATCTTGCAGCTTGTCCACCGCCATATGTTAATGCACCGCTTTTTAAAGAGTCACCAATACTACCAGTTTGATCAAAGCTACCAATACCGGCCATAGCACCTGCAAGAGCAGGGTTAAATGGAGCTACAAAAGGAGCAGCTTTAACTGCTATATCCGCTACTTCATTGGGTATAATTTTTCTTACAAATTTTTTAAGTTTACTACCTAAGCCAAATTTTTCTCTAGGGGCAACTTGCATGATGCCTCCGTTTGCTTGTAATTGTCTGTTCATTAAAGATCTAGATATTGCCATAATTTAAATATATTTATACTGTTGAGCAGGCATAGATATCCTGAAAATACTACACTTTATTTGATTTTTTTAGGCTCGTCAATAGATTTGAGCGCTCTGCTTCCTTGCCAAAGATCATCTCTAAATCTACCGCAATAAGAATACTCACCAATGTGTGTTATATAATCGTTAATATAAGCATATATCTTACCACCTAAATTTCGCCATCTTTGACAAAATCCAAAATCTTCTCCAAAATATCTTTTAGTTTTAGGGTCATGTAAAGTGTCAAATAAATTGTACATATTTGGTTGTTTAACTTCTTTACCATTTATAATGGTTGGTTGAAATATTTCGAGATCTGGGTTAGCTTCCATTAAATCAGTTAATACTTTTCTTTTAATTAACATGCATCCCGTAGGAATATGAGTAAGTTCTACCACACCATCTTGTGCTTCAACATTATTAGGATTATCTGTCTTTACTGGATAAGTATATCCTGAATGCATTAAATCATCAGGACCTTGAATAGCATCTTCTTTTTCATGCAGTCTTCTCCACATTTTATCCCAACTTAATGTTTTCATGGGATAAGGAACACCTATAATATCTTTATCTTTTTCTAACATTTTAAAAATAGTTTTTGCTTCAAAATCAATATCTGAATCTATAAACAATAAATGAGTATAATTGTCTTCATGATTTAACATACTCGCTACACATAAATTTCTACCTTGTGTAACTAAAGAAGATTTTAATAAAGTAAAACTTACTATCATGTTTTTTCTCATACACGCTTGTTGAAATTTTAAAACCGCTTGAGTGTAATGCATAGTAACTTCGCTATGACACGGGGTACATACCATAATCTTATAGGGCGAAACATTTCCTATATTTATTTCTGTAACCTCTGACTCTACTTTATTTGTTTTTATAGTTTGATAAGTATCTTCGTTATGAGTTATGGTTTTACTCGAAGATGTTTCATTAAACCAGATGGGTTCATTGTTTTTGCCCGAGGGCGTATTACTTTTTTGCATTGATTGCTCCTTGTAAAAATCGGGCCCAAGACGTGCTTTGCTTACGCCAATTGTAATAGGTATTTACATATTTAGATTGATCTTTTAAATGTTCTTGAATAGACGGTTCATGTAAAGTAGCTGCAGCTGCTTCAATACCATAAGCAAACTTTTCAGCTAAATTTCTATAATTAATATCATAAGGTATATACATTGGAAACTCTGCACCTGTTTCAAACAAAGCTCCATAATTAGTAGTAATACAATAAAGACCTGCAGCCATAGATTCTAATAAAGATATGCAAGATGTTTCTTCAAAAATACTTGGGTACACATACATATTATAATTGTGAATATTTTCTCTAATGTATTTATTTGGTTTGTAACCAATATAATTTACGTTAGGTAATTCTCTAGCTTGTTTATAAAGAGCTGTATAGTTATGATCATTCTGATCATAAAATTGTTTTCCATATATTTCTGTAGACGAATACACATCTAAACTAATTAAAGGATTTTTAATTAATTGCATTGCACCTAACAATACACTTAGTCCTCGCCAGGGAGTATTTTGATGAATAATTTTTATAGGTTTGTTTTGTTCATAAGGTTTAGCTTTTCCTATTTTTTCTATTCCATTTTTAATAACTAAACATTTATGACACGGTAAACCAAACATCATTCTAAATTTTTCATAATTCCAATGTGAATTAAATACATACCAATCGTACTTGTGATGATTAGCTTTATTCTTAAACCAAGGATGTAAATTAGGTTGATCGTAAGAATTTTTTTGCCAAAGTATATTTACTTTATTTGGATCAATAGGAATTTTACCAGGAACACTAGTACATATTTGTACTTGATCTAACAATTCTTTTTTTACGTACTTAGTTAAAAATTCTAATTGTAACTCAGTGCCGCCTTTAGGGTTTTGGTTTGTTATCATTTTTCATTGTTTTCTGTATCATGTCTAAACCTTTCGGAGAAACTTGCACAGTAACATCTTGTACTATATCTTCTCCTTCTACTTTCTTTTTAAACACTTCGTTTGTTTTAGTATTACGCCACGTAGTTATTGTAGTGCAATCTATCTTTATTATATTATCCGTTTTCATTCTCTCTGTTTATTAAAGCATAACTTATTAGACCTTGTATTTTATTACTGCCTGTAGCTGCTTGCACAGTTATAGCATCTCCTGCTTCTAAGTTCAAGCCTTGAGGTGAAGCATTTACTTGTGATTTACCAGGTACATCATCTCTAAAAAATTCATATTCAGTGCTTGAATCAGAAGAATCTACTAAATTCATGTTTACTAAAATAGATGATGATGCATCATTGTTTGCACAATAAACACTTTTAACGATGATTGCTCCAGTGGTAGGGCAAGTAAGCACTGTAGCTTTACTTGTATCAACCTGTTTAAAACCTTGGTTTTTATATTGTATTGTCATGATAAAAAATAATTAAATGCATCCTGTTCGTTTTTTAAATCCTCTTGAAAAGAAAAATTAAGTTGTTGTTTCATAGTTGTTACAGATTCAATAATTTGTCTTTGATTTTCTACATCATAGTCTTGTTGAGGTTCGGGTATATAATTAGTTAACTTAGCCATTATGCTCTATTTATTTTTCTTAATGTTTTAGCAAAACGAGCTCTTTGTCCTAATTTGCCTTTTGCTTTAGCTGCTTTATTTAATTTAGCTAAAGGTATCTTTTCACCTTTTTTAATATTTAAAGCTTTTCTTAAAGAACCTGGTTTCTTAATTGCTTTTTTAATGTTTAGTCTTTTCGTCATTATCTTCTCCCGTCTGGTTGAGCATCCATTCTAAAACTACCATAACGCCATGTTTGTCCTGCAGCATCGTTTTCTACTTTTAATGATAATAATCTTCCTCGTGCTCTAGTATCTACTTTTTCTGTAGTGCTGGTTATTGTAAAAGGTCCGAGTGGTGACCCTGTTTGAATATCAGAAGGAAAGTCAGAAATAAACAAAGTTACTTTTGAATCACCTACTAAAAATTTATAGTCAGGCATAAATCTTTTCATTGACATAAATAATTCTCCGTCGTCAATATCAAAATCTCCTGATCTAATAAATGCTGCAATTGCTGTAGTTCCCGAACTGTTAACTTGGTCAGTTCCTATTTCATGAGCATAATATATTGATGCTCCATATTTATTTGTAATGCCTGATATTTCAGAAAAAGCTGGAGTGCTTGTTGCTTCATAGTCTGTTGCATAAGGTAAATTAAATACACCTTGATCTTGATAAGTAGTTCTGTCTAAAGAACTGGTAGTCCAACAGTTTTCTTGATAATTATAAGTTACACATCGATCTATTTGTAAAGACTCCGATTTAGGATAAAACCAATTTACTTCTGTATATAAAGTATTAGGTGCTGAATAAACTGTAGAAGACGCATCATAGTTAATTCCTAAATCTCCATTACGTGTAGTAAATACAAAATCTTCTACAAGACATGGCAGAGCTTTAACAGTACCGTCGTACATAAAAAATCCACCTTCACCCGACATCCAATATACAGCACCATTAACGTAACTTGCTGCATGTTGAGCGATACATCCACAGTTTGTACCAACTTGTCTAACACTAAATGTAAATGGTGGACCTACAAATTGAATAACATAAGCAGCTAAATCAGTTAATACAAATACATAATCTTTACCTTGTAAAGCTGCAGTAATTTTATTTCCTGTATCTAATCTAAATGTTCCCGCAGTATTAGTAGCTTTAGGCAAATAAGTATTAAGGTCTTCTTGATTAGAAAACCTTACAAACATGGGATCTTGAGTGTTAGGTGAAGCGATAGTAGTTTCGGTTCCAAAATGAAATAAGTGTCGATCTCTATCTGAAACTAATGTAAATCTAGTTGCAGTTGGATTTGCAGATGTAGAAAAACCAGATGTTGATTGCGAAGCTCTTATTGTTCGTGGATTAGTTGCTCCCGCGTTCCACGTAAAAGTTTTGCCGTTGAATACTGTTGCAACCAATACTTCTCCAAAATTATCTAAAGACCAGTTACCTGGATCTAGAGTTACATCACTTGTTCCTCGTTCTGTTCCCCATGTAGAATCACCCCACAAGTACGTGCTCCATCCATAACCTTTAGTTTGAAAAGTAGGACCAACTTTAACGTATGGATTAATACTAGCGGATCCTGAAGCAGAGGCAGCGCCAGAGGCATTAACTCGCATTTGAATCGTAAAACTGTTTGCATTAGGAACAGTTAATATTTCAAAAGCTCCTTCAGTAAAATCAGTCGCTACGTATCCAGTAGGAGGAGTAACTGATGTAAACGTTACATATCTTCCAATCTCTAATCCATGACCTGTTTTGTTAACTGTTACATTATTTTGACTAGAGAAAGTATCAAATGTAGCTCCGGTAATAGCTGTGTCTAAAGGAGTAATATCGTAAAAAGCTTCTCCGTAATATAAAAATAAACCTTGAGACGTTCCAATAGCAGTATATCGTTCACCTTTTAAACTAGTAAATGCTAATTGAGCTCTAGCTGCACCGGGTACAGTTTCATTAGCTTGTGTAAGTTGTGTCCAACCTCCTATTTTTTCTGGTGCTGTATATCTAAAGCGTACAAAGTCGCCATCTACCCATTGTCCTGGAAGAGCTGAAGGTACACTTTGTTTATTAAAACCTGCTGCAAATTTGACTTTTTTTAGTGCCATAGTCTCAAATATATAGGGTTTTTAATTTTTTTGGTAGTATTATATTACAATTTTAACTCACTTAAAGTATTATCTGAACCCAATATTCCTTTATAAAAAGTATTAAAAGCAAGACTTATTCTAGTATCATGATTTTTTTTGGTATCGACTCGATGAATTAATGATGATGGAAACATTATTAATTGGCCTGTTTTTACAGGAAGCCACCACGTATCTGAATTCCACATATTATATTTTTCTATCTCGGGTTTAATCTGTTGATATTCTTTTGGATAAGAAAATTTAATGCTATCATCTGCATTTAAATAAAATACACCTGATATAATTGAATTAGGATGAGCATGAGGATGATGATGCTCACCTTGTTCCATATAATTTATCCAAGATTGAGTTACGTATAATTCAACTTTATGTTTAGGTGATATAATTTTATCTAAATAGTTTTTACAGTTTTTATCTATAAAACTTTTTATACTTTTTAATTCTGGTTTATCTAAAATATAGGTATCTTTTGTAAAAGAGTTAAAGTTTTTATTTGTCTTGTTTTTTTGATTATCAACAAAACTTAATTCTTTTTTTGTAAATGGTCGATTTATTTCTGAAATATAAACAGGGGTTGGAAATAAGCTATGGGTATTATACTTCATCCCACAATGTTGTATCAACATTCCAAACGTGAGTATCTTCATTAACATTTAGATGAGAAGCATTTCCATACCATTTTTGTTGGTCTTCATTCCATTTAATGTAATAAGGAGCTTGGTCAGGTTGTGTACCTATAACGTTTCCATCGTTATCTGTTATGTCTTGTCCTGCTAAAGGATTACTATATTCTGTAACTGTTGGATAATCTACTGGTGCTTTCCAACTAAAATCTTCATTACTTAAATGCCATGAAGCGTAAGGTTGTGGTTCTACAAATCTATCAGCAGTTTCTAAATAAACTCCTCCACGCCCTGTAGCTTGATTTCTAAAATTGTGATTATATGAATATTGTTTCCATACATTTTGCTCTTCAGAATACATATGTTTGTATAGATTTTTTACATATGTTTCGCCATCTACATGCATATCGTTTTCTCCTAAAGGACCGTTTGAAGTTGGTATATCATTAGAAGCAACAATACACTCTTGTACTTGCCATTCTAACTCTCCAGTAAATGGATTTGGTTGTTTCTCTAATCTTGCAAAATGTGCCATAATAATTCTCCTTATATAATATTTAAAAATGCGTGTAAATCATTTTTTACCTTTAAAAAACGCCGGTAGACCAAGCATGGGTCGGTCATCAAATATAACAGCATTCTTAGTTTTTTTGTTATAGTGTAAAAATACTTGTGCACAGTCGGCTCCCGTAAAAGGTTTTCTCCAGTGTTCTAAATCACATCCTTTGTATATCAACATATCTCCTGGATTCAAATCTATTTTAACTCCTTTTTTGCCTTCTTTTCCTGTAGGTTCTAAATAGATAGGCCAATTTTGACCTCCTAAATTTAAAGTCGTAGATATATCACAGGCCATTCTATCTTTATGTCTTTTTAAAACATCACCTTTCTTATATATTCGTCCATAAGAATAATTAGGATGCAGTTTTAAACCTGTTTCTTTTTCCATAATGGGCTTGATGTGCTGTAATAAAGTTTCAAATACAGTATCAGAATATATACAAAACGTTTTAGGGACTTGAGTATCACCAAAAGAACCAAATAATTTTTCTTCTGGATTAATGTATCTATGATGTATTAAAACATGAGTTAAATACCTTCTGTTTAAAAAATAATTAAATAAAAAAGTACAAAAATTTTTATCTAAAACTTTCTTTAAAACTTTATATTTATTTTTTTTAAAACTCATTTTATATCTTTATTGTAATAATTTAAATTAATTACTAACCTATTTTTTTCATCCGTGCAAGTGGTTCCTGTATGTTCATAACGTCCGTCAAAAATAACTACTCTATTTTCTCGACTTAATATTTCTCTACCATTTTTAAAAATAGTTTTACCATTATTGGTATTAACATAATAAATGGCTGTCCACCATTTATGGTTCCAATCAAAATCAGTATGGTGATCAAATTTTTTAATATTTTTAGTCCGCAATAAAAGATTAGCTTTTATTCTAGCTATTGCTGTAGCATTTAATTTTTTTATTAAAGGATCTAACATATTACAAAAATCAGAGTTTGTTCCTCCTGTTTGATAAAACAAATGTGAAAATTGAAATTCATCTTCTTTATTATTTCCAGTAACACAACTAAAGTACCAAGGAAAATAACCGCTGTTCATAGTATCATTTATTTTATTAAAACTTTCCCAATCTAAAAAATGATCATATATAAAAATATCTTTCATTTTTATTTAAAACTATATCCTAAATTCCACACGACTAAAGAATATCTAGTGCCTCGTGTAATGGGTGTAACTCTATGCCAAGTATCTGAAGGAAAAACTATTAAACTTCCTTTACCTCCTATTTCTTTTACCCTATGGGGTTTACATTTTTTTACATCTTGATGATCTCTAAAATCAAATTCAAAATGTCCTCCTTTATAATCTTTAGGATCCGATAAATTTATAGTCATAGATATTTTTCTAAGTTTATTATGTGTATTTAAATTATTAGGAGTGTCATACGGTAAACTAGTATCTATGTGCCAGTTATAAAATTGATTAGGTCCGTATATAGTAAATTGAGCAGGCTCTGTCCAATCCCATTGAAAATTCCACTCTGCTTCTTTATTTGCTTGATGCACAAAAGGTTGAAGTTCTCTGTAAAGCCATTCTTCATCTAAAAAAACTACATCAGAGTTTCTATATTTTTTTGTATTTATTTGTTTTTTGTTTGTTATTTTTCTTACAGTTGCTTTTTTAACTTTGTGTCTTAAACCATACTTAATAACATCATCACAAAATTTATCTGATACAGCTTTTTTAAAATAAAAATATTTATGTTTTAAAATCATTGATGCATTTCCTCTCTCCAAGCTATTCCATTTTCTTGCCAATATACTGGCCACGTCCAACTTGTCATAGAATATTTAACTCCTGATGTAATAGGAGATACAGTGTGGGGATGCGTCACTTGACTAGGCCATATTAAAGCATGTCCTACTGGTATTTTTTTATTATCGAATTTTTGTCTTGGAAGTTTAAGTACACCACCTTTAAAATTATCATTTAATTTAACTACCATTGTTATGTGACTTACATCATTATGCAAATGTAATTCGTCTTTTTTACTACCATCATACCTAACAATAAATGGGTCAAACCAACCTATAACTTTCGTAGAGGGCCATTCTTTTTTTATCATTTTAGAAATAGTTTGAGAATAATGTATAGTAAAATCTTCAAAAAATTTTTCTCCCGCAAAATATCTAGATCGCATAATATTAAAGTACAACGTTGAATCTTTAGCAACTTTAGATTGATGCCAATAATTAAATTTATTTTTTAATTCATCTCCTATGTTACAAAGTTCTTTACAAAAAGATTCAGTAAATAAAGGTGTAATTAAAATATCTTTATGGTTTTTATATTTAATTCCTGCATCTTTGTGCACACCTTTTAAATAATCAATCATTTAATAACACCAAGATACAAAAGAATATCTTGTTCCTTTCTTTATAGGCTTAACTAAATGTGGATATAAAAATATAGAAGGAAAAATAATTAAATCTCCAGCTTTAAATTTAATTTCATAATCATCAAACATTATAAATTCTCCACCTTTGTAGTCATCATTTAAGACCGCAACAATACTTAAAATTGGTATTCCTTTCGTTTCTCCATTAAATAAATCATGAATATGATCTACATGTTTAGACATAATTTGATTTTTTTTATATCTGTTAAATCTAATTTTAGAAAATCCATTCCAACTATTAATGGTGTCTCCACCAATTTTATCTGTAATAATATATTTTTCTATTGCTTTCCAGGTTAGTTTCATTAACTCTTCTAAATAAGTTAATTTTTCTCCCCAACAAATATTAAGTTCTTTACTACCATTTTTAACATAAGTATCACTCGCATCTTGAAAGTTTTGATATTTGTGTTGTTCCCAAGTTTTATCTTTTTTAAGTTCTTCTAAAGAAGTTTTTAAAATATTATGAGGAATCCAATTATCTAACTGAAGTATGTAGTCTTTTAAATTTTTCATTTAATAAATTTTTTAGGTCTTAATTTATTACCTAGCTTCATTAATTTCCAAGCTACATTAACAAAATAATTTTGTGGTTGAGAAGTTGCATGTGCTTTAAACAACTCCTCTGTCCATTTTAATCTTTTTAAATTAAAATCATCATTAAGCTTTTTACTTACAAATCTGACATAATATAAAGGCTGGTTTTCTTTTATTTTAATTGGTTTTTTATCGTTTAATATTTCAAAGGTAAAATCTACAGGTCTTTGCCAACTGTGAATATCAAAGGTTCCACTAATAAATCTTGTGTTACTTACTTCACCATGTAAGAAAGGAGGATAAACTTCTAGCCACACAGGTTCGTCTGCAACAAACATATACGAAACTAAAACAGAACATAAAGCTTTATCTGTATCTGTATATTGTCCAAATCTAGGGTCAACCATATGGTCTACAAAACCTTGTTTTTGACTTACCCAAATTCTTTTTTCTTCTCTAAAATATTTAATTTCAACGTCAAATGGAGATTTAATAACATAAAAATTTTTTAAAAAATTAAAGTTAGAGGGACATTGTTTAAATAAACTATTTGTTTTTTTGTAAAATCCTGAAATTTTTTCAGGAGTTTTTATCATTCTTTCTAAAGATTCAATAAGATGATATTTATCAGAATAACTTTTTTTGAATGGTACCCAGCCTATTTTTGTCATTCCCAATTTTCCCTGTTTCTAAAATTAAAAGCTATGGCATATTTAACAGTATCATCTATTATTCTTTTTGTTTTATGTCTAAGATGTGCTCTAAATAAAACAATTTTATTTTTTATAATTTCTGTTTTTAAATTTAATTCAGGAAATTCTAAGTAGTGTCCTTTACAAGTATTTAAAAATAATACGCCTGATATACTGTTGCCAGAATGATCATGCAGGGCAGTAAAACAATTTCTTGTCATTTTATTTCCCCAAGCATCTTTTAAATATGAATTACCCATTTTTGTATCTAAATTAAAATGATCTATGCAAAAAGAAAGTGCAGCATTTAGATCTAAATCGTAAATAAAATACGTCCAATCCGTCATTTCTCCACGAACATTAGTTCTATGGTTCATATTATTTGGAAGAGTAATACCGTGTTCTATTTCTCTAATTAATTTTTTTGTATTTATATTTTCTAAAATACATTCATAAAAAAAAGTTGGTTTTTCTATATTTCTCTCTAAAATTAAATTAGTCTGTTTTACTCTAATAGCTTTCATAATGTATTGCTACATTATATAGATAAATAAAATCTTATTCAATAGTTAAAGTACCAGTAGATAAAAAGGTAATTATTGCACTTCCATCTTGAGAAGCAGTTATTGAACCTTCTGGACTGACTGTAACAAGGGGCACTAAAGCAGTAGGGCATCTTAAATGAACTCTACCAGATCCTCCCGTTCCGTTTCCTCCGCCTTGAACTGGGCCGCCGCCTCCGCCGCCGCCTCCAGTATTTGCTGCAGCGTTTCCTCTTCCACCGGCTCCTCCGCCAGACCCTCCTGATCCGCCAGATCCGCTAGGTACGTTTCCAAATCCACCGCCACCTCCACCAGAGAATGTTTGTGAACTTGGTGAAATAAATGTAGTTGAACTTCCAGGTCCTCCTGGTCCTCCAGAGTTAGAATGTGATCCTGCTGATCCAGAAGCTCCTCCGCCTCCGCCACCAGCCGCTCCATAGGCCGGTCCATCTAATGAACCTGGTGATTGACCACCTTGTGCGCCTTCAGGTGGAGAGTATCCACCAGCGTTTCCATTTCCTCTTGGATTAGAACCTACATATCCTCCCGGTCCAGATCCACCGCCTGCACCTCCAGGCTGACCAGCAGCGTTTAAATCAGGAGATCCTTGATTACCTCCGCCACCGCCTCCGGTTGCTTCAACCGCAAATGAAGAACCTGTAAATACTGAAGAATTACCACCAGATACACCTCTTCCAGATCCTTGTGCTGGTGGTACTGATCCAGATCCTCCAGCTCCAACTGTAATTGTGTATGTTCCTGTTTCGACTTCTTGTTGACCTTGGGGAATTGAAAATTCTCTCATTCCGCCGCCGCCTCCGCCGCCGCCGTAGTTAGAACCTCCAGCGCCTCCGCCAGCGACAAGTAAATAACCAAAAGGTATTTTATTTGATGATCCAGCTTGAAGACCAAATGCTCTTGATGCTGATGCTCCAAAACTTCCTAGTAGTGGCATAATCTTTCTCCTCCTAATTTATTACGCAAACTGTGTTTGAGACGCTAATACTGTAAATGTCGCCGAACCAGTTTTAATAACTGTATATGAATAAACATCTAAGGAACTTGCATTACCAGAAGTTGGCGCAGATCCGCCTTGATATTCTGGAGTAACACTTGATCCATCAATTTGAACTGCACTATTGTAATAAGGTGTACTACCTTGTTTTACAATGTGTGCAATAGTTATTGATTCTCCTGTATCCATAATTGAATCTAAAGATGTAGAACCATCTCCTCTAATATTTAGAGTCCAGTTAGCTCCTGCATCTGAACTAAAGTTCCAAACTGCTTGTGTAAGAACATCGTAGTTAATTGTTCCTGTAGCGGCTGTTGCTTCAGTTGTAACTTTTTCTGCAACACTTTGAATTTTACCTTGGCCATTAAAAGTTGCTCTTCCATAACCTTTTGGTGTAATGTTTAAATCTATATTAGCATCTCCACCAGTTGCAGATAAATTTGGCGCATTACCTGTAGCTGCGTTAGCGACTGTAAATTCATTAACTGCAGAGCCAGTTGTTGAAAATTTAATTTGTTCGGCTGAATTTTCGTCTAAGATAGCTTTTGTGTTATCAATAATAATATTTTGTGCGTTAGTATCTAAGTCTGCTGAAAGTTGTGGGGAGAAGTCAGACGATAACTCTGTAAATGCTGTATCAACAACATTTGTTCCATCCGAGTAAACCATTTTTGTGCCTTTGTCAGCTGCTGCCCAAGTTACTCCAGTTCCTGAAGCAGTTTTAAACGTCACTGTGTGAGAACCAGTAGTTCCGTTATCGACTACAAAAGTTTTTTCAATTGAATCAGGGATAGTTACATTAACTGCTCCTCCGATTGTTCCTGTTAATTTTAATACTGCATTTTTACCGTTTGATAAAGCGCCGTTTGAAAAAGTTAAAGTTGCACCTGATGTAATACCTACGGCATCATAACCACCAATTGCTTGTTCTAAAATTAATAAGTTTGTGTTTGTAATTTGTCCCCAAGTTCCTGAATTTTCTCCAGTAGCTTGAACTGTAAGTTTTAAACTTGCTGATGTCGAATTCGCCATATTTTTATTCTCCGATTTTCTTAATTTATTAAAATTTTATTATAGTGTCAAACTATAATTATGCAGCGTTTGTATCGACTTCCTGCCATCCTGGAGGATCAACTGGTGCTGTGCCAGTGTTGACTTCGTTCCAAATCAATACATTTGTAGCGGTACCTAGGCTGAAAGTCAAGGCATTTCCAGAAGGAAATACATTACATTCTGTAAGTACATCTGCTACTGAATTCAATGCAGTTGTTAAACTGATTCCTGTAACATCTACTGGTGTATTTAAATCTACTGTTTCAGCTCCTAATGTCAGAGCCATAGTCTGACCATAATTAGGATCAGCTATAAATTGACCATTATTCCATCTTGAATTGCCCCAAGTAGCATCTCCCCAAGCCATAGTAGTATCACCGGCTCCGGTATTCGCATCTCCAGTAATTTCAAAATTATTTTGTCCTGGTATTGCTAAAAATGCGGCCATTGCTTGACCAGTGACTGTTGCATCTGGAGCTGGATCAACACCAGAAAAGTTTTCTGACATTGCCATTACCAAAGTATTTATTGGCTGATTACCATAGACTCCAAATCCCCAACTAGAATTACCCCAAGTAGAAGCTGATTTGGCTGATATTTCGGCAATTGTAATATTGTCTGCAATTACTGTTCCTAAAGCAGCGGACATTGCAATACCTGAAGGTTGAGCAAACGCAGGATTAAAGTTTAATTGAGCAACCATTGGTAGACCTGTCAACTCCTCAACAAAAGAAGCAAATGCTTCTACAGTCGCTGGAGCAGAAACAGTTAATGGATTACCTGTAGGTATTACATTTGAGTCACCATTAATTGTTGAACTACCAAGTCCTTCTGACATTGTCATTGCAATACCAGTTACTGCATGTAAATTTCCTGATTGACCCCAAGTTTCTATACCCCAAGCATCAGAACTCCATCCTTGATTAATTTCATTTATAATTGTTATGCCACTATTATTAAGTGACATCGAAAGAGCTTCACCATTATTCCAGTCACCAAAGCCCCATACATTAGCGCCCCAAGCAACATTGTTAGGATTAGATACTTGAACTGTTAAATCTTGGTTTTGATTCCAAGCTCCTTGATTCCAAGAGTGAGCTCCCCATGAATTAACAACCATATCCATGATGCCACCCATACCAATGCCATGGACGTAACATAAATAATAAAAATCTGTAAAAGAAGATGGGGTTACTTCTACGTATCGAGTTGTAGCCGCATTAAATGTAGTGGTGTTAGTGTATTGAGAATAAGTAACGGCACCGTCTAAATAATAAGTTACACCAGAAGTTAGATATTGATCTTTGCTGGTAGTAGTAGAAAATATTAAAGGGTGATTGTCATTAGTGCCTGCACTTTGATCAAAACGCAAAGTAGAATTTGCAACCCAATCAACTGTTCCAGGTCCTGTTGCATTTCGTGCACCGTCTAAATAAAATACGCTACCTGTGCCACCGCCATATAAGCTTCCACTTGCTACGGTAACCGTGTAAGTTTTATTTGCCATAGGAGCTTCCTCCTATTAGCCCGATATTCTTAGTATCGCTGCTGTTGATGTTGGCGCTGGAAACTGAATTGTAAAAGTTCCTGACGTAGCTGTTTTGTCTGCTCCAAAATCTAAAACACAAACTGCATCAGTAGTTCCTGATCCGGCTCCTGCCGTTGTGTTATAAATTAAAGCACCTCTTGCAGTCAGAGTTACACCTGTAAACGATCTGTCTGCAAAATCACATCTTGCTACACCTGCAGTCATAGAAGTTCCTAAGTTAACTAGAGCTCCGCCACCTTGTGTGTACTGACCAGTGTTTGCAACTTGACCACCTGTGCTATCGCCAGGATAGTTAGTAGTTGCAGAGTTTAGAGTTGCTGTTGAAGAGTAAAGAGCTAATTTGAACGTATCACCACCAGTTTGTTTAAAACTCATTGCTCCATCTAAAAGTTCTTTTTTAAATGAATTACAAATTGCTTGTGTTATTGCCATCGTTTATCTCCTATTGTTTTCCTATTCGAGGAACACCGCTTTGGTATTCATCCCGTCTTCGTCTTCCCATTTGTTCGATTGAGAATCCTTTAACAGCCTCTTGATATTTTTTATCATATAACTGAAGCATGTCAATGGGTCCCTTTAAGAAACCATAAGCCTCTACTAGGCATGCATACAATAAGCCATTGGGAAATTTTTGACTTAGGTATGTAGTTGTATTTGTAGACGATAACCCGGCAGTTTTCAAGATATAATTTATTTGAATTGTGTAAGTCGCATCAGGGGTAGGGGCAAAAACTAAAGTCTTTTCATCCCAATAGCTATAATATTTTGGAACACCCGTCTCTCCTTTTGGATTATACTCAGACATAAAATTAGTATCTCTATACTGTAAAAAATCTCTATTATCTGCTGCGGCTGTACCATCAGAATCTACAATTTGAGCGGATCTAACTATTAATAAATCTTCAGGGGTATCTATAAATCTCGTATTTAAAACTAAGCTAGCTGTTGCATATCTTCTATTATTATCAGAATCTACTTCTCTTAAGATTTTAAGTTCAGCATCTTGAATAAATCCATTTAAAATAGTATCCGTAAATACGTTACTTGATACTTCAGTATAATCTTTAATTTTTTGTTTTAGTTCTGTGTATGTCATGCTCTATCATTAACGGGTCCAGCTAAACATTGAAACCCGCCTCCTGTTTCTGTACTGCTTGCAGCAGTTATTAAGTTAAAAGTAAAACTGTTATTTTGTGTAACAGTTGAAGGTTGACCCGCTTGTGGGACTACTGTTGGAACCATAGTCACGGAATAAGCTCCGTAGACTTTTGCTCCGCTTGAGTGCGCACCTGCGGGTGTGTTTTTGGGAGTCTGTCCTCTAAAAGGAGCAGCTGTTCCTCGAACACAATTTGATAAAACGTTTCCTGAATTACCGTTATAAAAAATAGTTTCATTTTCAAATAAACCTGAAACAGAATTTATTTTTTCAATCATAATGTAACCTTGACTTGGAAAGGCAGAAGAGTCTGTTAAAGTTATAGAAATATCTGTAGCAGTAATGTCACCATTTAAAGTTGTTTGTAATTGTAAAGTAGAAACTGAAACTCCACCTACTGGAGATTTAACATCATAAAATCTTATGAAGTCTCCTGTTCTATAATCACTAAATGGAAAACTTACTGAAACTTGAGTTGATGCAGCAGTCATTGTAAAAGGATTTTTAGGTAAAAAATCTGTAGTTGGAAATTCTGTTCTTGCCGGTCTTGGATGTGGTAATCCTTGAGGACTAGCAGTGTAGGGTTTAGGCTCTAGCTGTGGTTGCTTTGGTTCATACTCTGAAGTATGAACTCTTGCACCATTCCATTCTTTAACCATTTCAGTATATGGATATGCTAATCCAGATCTGTCTGAAATAAATAATGCGTATCTGCCTTTTGATAAATTTCCCATAGTTATATACTCGGATAATAAGTTTTAGGTGAAATGTAAACACTAGCTGAAGAACCATCTTCTTCTAGAGCTCTAGCCAATTCATCCTCATAAATTAATTTCATTTCTTGTATTCTCGGTTGTGCATATTTCATAGCTAGATAATACGACAAACCAGCTACCATGCAAGGTACAAATCTAAATGGTACATCACTTGCATTTGTGTAATCTCCCACATCTTGTATTCTTTTTTCATAATAAAAATTTATTACATTTCCATTTTCTGATGAACCTGGTGTTAAATATAAAGTTATTAAAATATGATCTATAAATCTTTGAACAAAATATTGTGAAGGTTGTCCTGTAGCTGATTTATTGGAAAGAGCTTGAAACTGTGATCTATTAATTTTTTCTAACGGAGCATCTACATTAGAAGAATTTCTATAAGACATTTCTAAAATTTCTGTAGCTTGATTAACAAAATTAGTGACAGCATCTCCATTAGAGTGAGTCGCCGCAGTTGTTCCGTTTACTCCTCTTGTAACTCCTGTTAGCTCCAAAGAACTAAATCCAGTGTAAGAAATATTTTCTGATCCTACATTTATTGTGCCTGTATCAGGCATACGATCTTTAGAAGCAATTGTAATTCCAGTGGTTGCGCTTGTAGATGAAATAGCAGCAGTTAAAGTAGTAGTTACTCCATTGGAGTTTCCGTCAGACGTAGCTCTAAAAATTTTATATTCGTTTTGATTATTAACTAAAGTAATATTAGTGTTTGCTACTTCCCAAAAATGAAGCCCTCTATTTCCCCATTCTTGAAACATTATGTTTAACGATCTTCGGGCAGTTTTTAGATTATAACCGCTCATGTCAAATTGACCAAGTCTGTTGTAAGACTCTTCAATTATCTCGTCAATTTTAAACGTTTTGTCAAACGTTGTAGTGCCTGAAGTAACGTTGGCCATTTAAACTCCTAGCTATAAAATACAGAACAAACTGTTACGTGCTCAGTAGTAAAAGCAACTGTTAAGTCTGTTGTAAATAAAATTGGTCCAGGAAAATTAATTACTAAAGGTGATGCGCCTGAAGCTGTGCCTGTAGTTTTGTATTTAAATCTTACTGTTCCAGAAGCTCCACCATCTTTTAAATGAAAGTCTCCTGCAGTTCCTGTTGTGTTTAATACAATTCCGTGAGCTCTTGTTCTTCCAGATTTTACAATCTTATTTTCTGTAGTAACGTTTGAATTAAATACATCACCACTAGATCCATATGTTTGCATATATTTTCTCCTTAAAATTTTATGCGGGCCCGAAGGCCCACATCTAATTATTTATTACGATCCACTAAAAGGCGTAGCGATTGTGCCACTACCAACTAGTACACCTTCAACCATGTAAGTGTTAGCTGCAGTTGCAGTAAACTTAATTCTTGAACCTTTTAAACCACCTGTTGTAGCAACAGATGCTCCAGCTTCTCCATTTAAGTTTACGATATCGTTTGCTGCTGTTGGTATAAAAGATTTTTTTGCACCATCATCAACACCGATCATAACTGAACCTATAAACTTGTCAGTTCCATCAGTTGAAATTGTTCCAGTGAAATCATCAATGAAAAGCAATTCAAAAGTTGTACCAACTGTGCTTGGGTTGTTTGGATCTCTACCTGGTCCTGCTACTGATGAATCAGCTCCACCAACGATTGCTGGTAAAGTAATCGCAGTAGGTGTTCCAACAGGGTCCATAGTAACAATTCTGCCTGCATGATCAGCAACTGTTAAATCAGTAGCTAAAGTCAACGCAACAGTTGATCCTGGTCCTATTGATTGAAATCCGTTACGTGATCGTACCGGACCATCGAATGTAGTATTTGCCATATTAATATCCTCCTAGTTTTCCGAACATAGTCTCTAGGCCGCCGACTATACGCGTCTATGTTCTGATTTTAATTGTATAGTAAGTTAATTATATATTAGATTTTAGTAGAGTGCAAGAGAGCCTACGGTATTTATGCATTTCAGCAATTGTAGCTTTAGATTAAGTAGCTACAGAAACTTGTGGAGCTGCTCCGTCGACAGTATTCTGTCTGTGGGCAATAGCTGCTTCTTCCAGCTTGATCTCGGTGATGACGTGTTTAATCTTGTCATCAATTCTGACCATGTCAAGAGTATATCTACCATTAGACAGATGCTCCTGTTCCCACTTCAACTCCAAGGACCTTTTTTGTTTGTAAAGGTCTTGTATCATCAACAACCTCCTCATAGGTTATTCTATTTAACGGGCCGAACATTCCCGTCTTTTCCCATTTTATATCGTTTTCTCCTAGTTTGTCAAGTATAGCATTTTCTACACTTTTAGCATTATCTGCAGCTAATATAGTAAATTTGCCATGATAATCGTAGGCCCAGATATTAATGAGAAGTTTTTTCATGTTTTTCTTTCTTATTTTTAGATTGAGGCGGAACTATGTTCCGCCTCAAAATTATTTATTAACTGATTCCAGGAGAACCGAAAATTCCTCTAAAGTCAGAAACACCAAATTGGTATCTTTCTCTAGCTTTGAATCTTAAGTTTCCAGTATCGAAGTCACCTTCCATCGCTGTTTTGATTGGAGTTCTAATGAAATGTTTCATTCCATTTGGAACATCCGTAATGATAAAGAATGCATTTGGATCTGTTAAGAAATTGTTCACTCTGTAACCTTGAGGAACCATTCCCATTGATCTGATAGCATTGATATCATTGTCAGCTGTTGCAACTCTACCTTCAGACTTCATGATTCTTTCAGCTGTAAATTGAAGAGCTGAAGGAATTATCATTTTAACTCCTTTAGCTGCAACTTTTAAGCCTCTTTCATCAGTGAATGCCGCAATATCAATTAACGACTGCTCTAATGAAGTTTCATTTAAGTCTGCTGCTGTTGCAAGTGTGTTTGACGTAGTACCAGCAATTGTTGGGTGATTAGTAGCAAATAAATTGCTTCCGTCACCAGAAGTGAATCCACCTCCGAAACCGTTAATCAAAGGATTAACAGCTTTAACTTGCTTAGTATTAGCCATACTTCTAGCTAACGCTTTTGTGTATCTGCTTGACAGTCTGTCATACAGGTTAT